TATGTGATGTTGTAGCTGCTTCTTTTTCTTCAAAAGTTAAATGTTTAAAAATGCGGTATTTTTCTAATTCTCGCTCGACAGCTGCTTGTGTTGCTTTTCTATCTAATTCAGGCAATTCAAAATCCAAAACAGATTTCCCCCTTCTACAAGAAAGATACCCTGGCATCTACCAGGGCAATTAGTATCAATCTAGTAAATCGTCTTTGTTTTCTGTCTCATTGACATCATCAATGCTCATTTGATCAGGTGCTACCAATACGCTACCATCTCCATCAACCTGATATTCAATACCCTCATGCTCTTCCTCGAATTCTTCAATGCTCATTTGGCTTTGTTCTAGTGATAGCTTCACATTGAAGCCTGCTTTTGGATATAGTTTGATAGTCTTTTCCTCACTATCTCCTTTGGCTTCAAACTTTAGCACGACTTTCTTGCTATCGCGCTGAATCGATTTCATTTCTGCAGATAATTTAACATCACCAAGTTCAAGAATTACAATGCTGCCTGCCATACCAATTAATTCAGATTTATATTGAACATCATCACCCAGGATATGAAACTCTAAAACTTCTTTTTTATCATCCTTTTGTATCTTTTTAAAAAGGACATTTAATTCAACTTTAGCCATTCTTCACACTCTCCATTTCAATTGTTTTATTTCCTAATATCGATTTAACTACCTCTGTTTGATAGACAGGACAACCAATAAAATCAGGTCTATTAAACTGGTACATGATTCTTGCAATTTGAGCTAAAATATATGCATCGACAACATTGTCGCTTTTATGTGAGAAGCCATAGTGATCTATTACAGCTTTCATAACGACTTTTTTCTTTTCTACACCTGTAATGCGTTTTTTGTTTCCTACTTCTCCAGTAAAGCCAGTAACATTTACAAATTTCTTAACAGCACTAGGAGCAACTTCATAGTATTTAAACCCTCGTCTAGTTAGAGACATTCGCATACCCCAACCAATGCCACCAAGCTGTATGCCTTGTTGTGTTGCAAAACCAAATCCCTCAATGGTAATGATGTCGCCTTTTTGCATGTGGGCCATAACTTCGTCAATAAGCGTGATCATTCGGAAAGGATCTTTATCGCCTACGCCTGTTAATTCTTTTGCTCTAAGCACCTGGCCACTTTCATCTAGTGCAACAAATCCTGTTTTAGTAGATGGATCTAAGCCTATGAATCTCATAACAATCCTCCAAACCTTTTATTTTGTATCATTCACCCTCCACTTCACGTGCTATAAAAAAATTATTAAAACTATCCTGTACAGGAAGGCCATCTTCTCGGAATTCAGGCGTTGCAGGTTCTACAATAAGTTTCGAATTGCATTCATGACAGTGTGCATACACAGCACTTCTAGATACCCAGCGTTTCCCTGTGTGGCCACAATCACACCAATATTTACATTGGTACTTGATTTGACCACCCTCAAACTCTTTGGTACCAAAGTGAGGTGATTCACTTTCAGAAGCACTATTAATTTTGGCCACTTCACTAATTGGAGCAGTAAGAGTACGTTCAGCATTTATCTTTGGTAGCACCTTCGATATTTGCGGATTCTTTTCTTTTTCAATTTTTGGAGGAACTACTGCAGAAGTTTTAACATTTTGAAACGGAACATAATCAGGTGGAGCTTCACCAAGATTTATTAAGGGTTTATTTTTTGGCTTAGAAACGCTGACATTATTTTCGTTCTGTTTTAAAACTCTGAGCACTCCAAAGAATCCTTCAATAATACTCGTTACATGGTTCTCTTGAATTTCCTCTGCTTTTAAATGTGCGTCTTGAACATTAATTTCAATTTTCATAACTACTCCTCCATTTCAGCTCTAAACAAATCATTTTCTACTACTTATCCAGTTCAATAAACTTCTGTTTCCAACCCATAAATAACAACTTAAATTCATTTATTCCAATGTCTCTGCCTTTTGCGAAAAACTGTTGAATGACTTTTCCTTGTGGCATTTTGTCAGCTGGATCGTGCCATAAAAATTCCACAACATCAGCGTCTTGCTCAATGGAAGATGACTCTTTTAAGTGTGACAGCTGCGGTTTTTTTACATTGTCGCTTTCCCTAGTCATTTGCGATAACATCATGAAGCAACAATTCATGTCCCTGGCTATTTGCTTGGCAGTAGTCGTTACATTTCCAATAGCCTGCGCCCTGGTTTCGTTTTTACGTTGGGGAATCTTCATAATCTGCAGATAATCCACAGCAATCATGGCAATTTGCCCATATCGCTTTTTAAAACGCCTTGCTGTGGCCCTTACTTCCTCGATTGTTACACCTGATGAATCCTGGACAAAGATTGGTAACTTTTCTAACTCCTTATAGGCAAATTCAATGACACCTAATTCCTCAGGCTTTAAGTCCTTATTTTTAATGCGGCCATATTGAATGCCTGTTGAATTTGAAATCATTCGATCAAACAATTGGTACTTGTCCATTTCTTGTGACCAAATTAATACTGGTCCACTCTTGGCCACACCCATAATTCTTTGGAGAAGCATTGCTGTTTTACCAACACTAGGACGTCCAGCACTAACGAACAACCAACCTCTCCAAAGACCATGCGCCCACTTATCGTAGTGTTTAAATCCAGTAGGTATAAATTCAGCTCGTTTTAAAAGATGTGCAAAATATCCATGACGTGATTCTTTTAAACTTTGCATTTTGCCATCATCTTCTGGCCTTACTTCTGAGGCTAGTTTTTCGATTTCTGCAAAATAATCATCGTCTGTTTCAAAATCCTCATGTACTAGATTCATAATTTTTTGCCCTATATCTGTTCCTCGTCTTCGTATAGCCCTTGAACGAACAATATTGGCATACGACACTACATTTGAAGCTGTAGGGCAGGAAACGGCTAATTCAGCTAAATAAGAAATGCTTACCTCGTCCATTTTGTTATGCTGCATGTACAGCTCAGTAACGGTTGTAATGTCGATTGGCTGATTTTTATTATCTAGCCATTTCATTACTCTATAAATCTGTTGGTGACGCGCGCTAATGAAGTCCCTTGATTCAAGAAAAACAATGTCATCAATCACACTTGGTTCAAGAAAGATTGCGCCTAGCACCGATTTTTCCGCATCAAGTTCGTAATCAGTTGCTCCAATCAAAGTCATTTGGATCATTCCCATCTTGTAACCAGCGTTGGAACTCTATTTCTTTATCTCTCGGATCATATTGAGGCTTTTGTTTCGGTTGAACAGGTTTCTTATCAGCATTCATTTTTATTGCTAGTTCTACAAACTTATCTCTAAGTTTTTTTGCTGATAAAACATTGGTGCGCCAAAAGGAATCCTGCGTAACCCAATCCATGACTTGTTTGGCCAAGTGCTTATCAACTTGATCTATTTCAATTAGCTTTCGCATATCATCAGCCCAGGACTGCATATTGGATTTCTTAATTAAATGAGATATGCCAGCCTCATTTGCAACTACAGAAACTTTTTCATGAAAGTAGACGGCCATTTTGTAATAAGTATTTTCTTCATCATATTTATTTTTTTTTATTGGTTTAGTTTGATCAGGGATTTCAGGTTCTACCTCATTAGGTGGAAGCTGTTTATCCCACTCTTTATAATCTTTATTAAATCCCATGATTCTCGCTCCTTTTGAACCAATCCCAATTACTGAGATTATGTTTCTATCAATCAGCGTTACTAATTCTCTATTTAATTGTGTTCTGTTAACATTGACTACTTTCGCTAAAAAGCTTATAGACATTTCATTGGTTTTCCTCTGAAAACCATACGTATATCTCCAAATGGCCAAGACCAGACGGAATTGTGTGCCATTGAGATTAGTCTTCATGATATGATCGAAGATTTCATTGGCAATCCGTGTATGCCCATTTTTGAGTTGTGGACTTGCCATGATCACTCACCCTATTCATGCTTTCAATTGGCTGCTCATGTATTCAATGAGTTCCTTTGAAAATTCCTCAATATCTTTGCGACTACTACCTGTGTATGGTCTGTTTAACCAATCATCAATGCGATCCGCAACTGATCCAGTAACACTTTTAGATTGAATGGAATCTAATTGCTTTTTTAGCTCTATGTTTTCAATTTGTAATCTCAACATAGCAGTTAAAATTAATTCATAAGGATGCATTAAATGACCTCCAATT